AATGCAGAACTTGCAGTCAGGTTTGGTCGTAAAGCAAAATCATTGATGGACATGGATGATTACAAAAAAATATTTAACACTAGACTCAGAGAGGATTCTAAAGCTGCAGGTAAGTGGGAGACAGATCAGGGCGGTGAATATTATGCAGCCGGTGTCGGCGGTTCAATAACAGGTCGTGGCGCGGATCTCTTGATCATTGACGATCCACACTCGGAGCAAGATGCGCTGAACATGGCGTCATACGATAGAGTTTATGAATGGTATACATCAGGACCACGACAACGTTTGCAGCCAGGTGGTCGAATTATTGTGGTTATGACAAGATGGTCTGTAGCAGACTTAACAGGTAAATTACAGAGAGCACAAAAAGAACCAAAGGCAGACCAGTGGGAAGTGATAGAGTTTCCTGCCATACTTCCTTCAGGTAAACCGCTTTGGCCCGGATACTGGAAACTAGAAGAGTTAGAAGCGGTGAAAGCATCTGTAGCTATTACCAAATGGAATGCACAATATCAACAAAATCCGACAGCAGAAGAAGGATCTATTATCAAAAGAGAGTGGTGGAAAGTTTGGGAGAAAGATGAACTCCCACCATTGCATCATGTTATACAATCCTACGATACAGCATTCATGAAAAAAGAAACATCAGACTTTTCTGCGATTACAACCTGGGGCGTCTTTTATCCAAGCGAGGACAGCGGACCGGCGCTTATTCTGGTTGATTCACTAAAAGAACGACTGGAGTTCCCAGAACTACGACGCGTTGCCAAAGAGCAGTATGACTATTGGAAACCAGAGTCTGTGATCATAGAGGGTAAAGCATCAGGACTGCCCTTAACCTATGAAATGCGTAAGCTGGGCATACCGGTTATTAACTTTACACCTAGCCGTGGAAATGATAAACATACTAGAGTAAACTCTGTTGCACCACTTTTTGAAGCGGGGCAAGTCTGGGCGCCAGACACAAAGTTTGCTGAAGAAGTGATTGAGGAATGCGCTGCATTCCCACTGGGTGAACACGATGACTTAGTGGATAGCATGACTCAAGCTGTAATGAGATTTAGACAAGGTGGCTTTGTTGATCACCCAGAAGATTACGAAGATGAACCCGTGTCACTAGAACAGAGGACGTACTATTAATGGCTGTAGAAAAAGATATTAGTTCCATTCCAAAGAGCGATAACATACTTGAACCAGAAGTAGAGTTAGAAATAGAAACATCAAACTTTCAAGAAGGTGGCGCGGTCAATGTCGAGATGACAGATGACGGTGGTGCAGAAATAGATTTTGATCCATCACAAAAACCAATGGAAGGTGGACAACTGCACGAAGCAAACCTAGCAGAGTTTATGGAAGACGATGCACTAAATAGTTTAGCATCAGAGTTACAAGAAAGTTATGATGAATATAAAAGTTCAAGATCAGACTGGGAAGACGGATACATCAAAGGACTGGACCTACTGGGTTTTAAATATGAAAACAGATCAGAGCCGTTTCAAGGTGCAAGTGGTGCAACGCATCCTGTGCTTGCAGAAGCGGTCACACAGTTTCAAGCACTAGCGTACAAAGAATTGCTACCAGCTGATGGACCTGTTCGAACACAGATTGTGGGCAAGGTTGATGCTATGCGTGAACAACAATCACAGCGTGTAAAAGAATTCATGAACTATCAGCTGATGATCAACATGAAAGAATACGAACCAGAGTTTGATCAGATGTTGTTTAATTTACCACTTGCTGGTTCTACATTTAAAAAAGTTTATTTTGATTCTGTATTGGGTCGAAGTGTTTCTAAGTTTGTGCCGGCAGAAGATTTGGTTGTGCCATACAGCGCAACATCACTAGAGGATGCAGAGGCCATCATCCATGTAATTAAAATGTCAGGCAACGATTTGCGTAAGCAACAAATATCTGGCTTTTATAAAGACACTGACATTGGTGAACCAACCTATGAAACAAGTGACGTCAAAGATAAAAAAGATAAAATTGAAGGCGTGTCACGAAGTGTATCTGCAGAAATGCATACACTGCTCGAGTGTCACGTTGAGTTAGACCTGGAGGGTTTTGAGGACAGAAACATACAGACAGGTGAAGAGACAGGAATTAAATTACCATACATTGTAACCGTGCATGATGAAACGGGGAACGTGCTTTCTATTCGTAGAAACTACGGTGCACAAGATCCGATGAAAAAGAAAAAAGAATATTTCGTACACTTTAAGTTCCTACCAGGACTTGGCTTCTATGGGTTCGGCCTCATCCACATGATCGGCGGATTGTCTAGAACTGCAACTGCAGCACTACGACAGCTCCTCGACGCAGGCACCTTGTCAAACTTACCGGCCGGATTCAAACAAAGAGGCATCAGAGTTAGAGACGAAGCTCAACCGTTGCAGCCGGGAGAGTTCCGTGATGTTGATGCTCCTGGTGGAAACTTGCGTGATGCGTTTATGCCGTTGCCATTTAAAGAACCGTCAGGCACGCTCCTTCAACTGATGGGCGTGGTTGTACAAGCAGGGCAACGTTTTGCCAGCATAGCTGATATGCAAGTCGGTGATGGTAATCAAAGTGCAGCAGTGGGCACGACCGTTGCGCTCTTGGAGCGTGGATCGCGGGTTATGTCTGCAATACACAAAAGATTATACCAAGCGATGAAATGTGAGTTTATGTTGCTGGCTGAAAACTTTGCAACCTTCTTACCAAAGACATATCCGTATGATGTGGTTGGTGGACAGAGAGAAATATTTGCATCTGACTTTGATCAACGCATCGATATCATACCAGTCGCTGATCCAAACATATTTTCACAAACACAAAGAATCAGTTTGGCACAAACAGAATTACAAATGGCCATGTCAAATCCAAACATACACAATGTTTACGAAGCATATAGACACATGTACGAAGCACTGGGTGTGAAAGATATAAACACACTACTACCTCCGCCAGCGCCAATGCAACCAATGGACCCTGCAAGCGAAAATATCATGGCCTTAAATGGTAAAAAGTTTCAAGCTTTCCCAAAACAGAACCACCAAGCACACATGGACGCGCATATTAAGTTTATGGGCACCATGATGGTAAGAAATAATCCAAAAGCGCTTGCAATGTTGCAACAAAACTGCATGGAACACATAAATTTGATGGCTGGAGAGCAAATAGAGCTCGAATTTGTCGAAGAAATACAAAAAATGCAACAAATAGGGCAACAAATGCAGGCTATGATGCAACAAATGGGCCCTCAAGCGCAACAAAACCCACAATTTGTGCAAATGCAGCGTGAAGGCGAGCAGTTAAAGGTTATAATTGAGTCAAGAAAGGCTATTTTGATTGCACAATTTACTGATGACTACACAAAAGCAGAAAAAGAGGTGCTCAGTCAGATAGAAAATGACCCAGTATTGAAACTAAAAGATAGAGAGCTTGATTTGAAAGCAAGAGAAGAGCAAAGAAGAGAAGAAGAGTTTGAAAAAGACTCCAATCTTGAAATGTTTAAGGTATTAAGCAACAGAGACATTGCAGAAAAGAAAATTTCTGAAAACGACAAGCACCAAAAACTTCGTGCCAGCGTATCATTGGCTAAAAGTGGTATTCAAAAAATGCAAGCTATAGTAGGGGAGGAACAATAATGGGTAGCACAAACGGTGGTCAACAAGGTCCAAGTGCTGATGACTCCTCTTTAGGAAAAGGGACCATGAGTCGAGGTTACCAAACAGGTAACGTCGCAACAGATAGTGAGGGTAACCCAGTAAAAGGTGGCGGTGGATATGTTGGCTTTGGTGAACAACCTGATACAGGGCCAAGTGTTATGGATGCGGTGGCAGCGATACAAGCTGAAGAGGCAAAAGAAGTTTCACCCACGGCGGCTAGTGTTTCAGCAATGCAAGCACAGATGGCGGCAGATGCAGCAGCCGCAGAAAATCAACCCGCAGGTTTTAATTTTGGAGATACAATTAGTGCACTCACAGATACTTTTAAAACAAAATTTAGTCCTCAAGGCATAGTTGGAACAGCCATTGGCACTGCGCTTTTTGGACCAATAGGCGGCTTTGTTTTAGGAAATATAGCGGGTAGTTATGGTGACGACGATGATTCAAACAACGCTTTTGGCAATATCGGTCAAGCCATACGAACAGATTTTTCTAATCTTGGTGATATGTTCAGTGGTTTAAATATTGGTTCCGCTCCTTCAATGGAACCAGATCAAGGTGGCAACAAACCAATACTACCTATTGAAACACCGCCCACATCAGAAGAACTTATAACGCAAAATCCACTAATGCCTATGATGACAGATCAACAAAGACTCGCCATGTTATATAGATTACCAACAGGCGGTATCACAAACTTTTTAACTTAAAATGCCAATCTCAAGACAACAACTTAGTAAAACAACTGACAAAAAACAAAAGAAAGTCAGTAAAGTAATGCGTGAATTTAAAAAAGGTAAATTAAATATTGGAAAATCTAAGAAAAAGGTTAAGAATAGAAAGCAAGCCATAGCTATCGCTCTTAACGAAGCTGGCATAAAACAGAAGAGGAGACGCAAATGATCCAATCAGCAAAAGAATGGTTAATGGAAAAGTGGGACGACACATCCAAGAAAACCAAAATTATCGGTGCAGCAGTCATCGTAATTATAATCATAGCAATAATCACATAATCAAATGATACTTGACGTAGTCAAATTAGCAATCGGCGCTGGCACTCACATAATGAAAAATAGACAGCAGCGCAAAATGCTCGAGTCAGATGCTGCAATGTTGCATGCACAGAAAATGGCTAATGGTGAAATCGAGTATCAAGCAGCCGTAAGACAATCAAACGACAAGGGATGGAAAGACGAGTTCGTTTTGATTTTAATTTCGCTCCCAATTTTATTGTTGATATGGAGTGTGTTTAGTGATGATCCAACAATACAAG